GGCAGGATTAAATAATGGAAGTTCAAACAGACATACTATTACTTAATTTTGCGGGAGCGGTTACCGACCCTAAAGAATTGGTGCGGATCGTGCAGGAAATAGAGGATCGTTTGAAAGAACAGGCAGAGGCGATAAATGATTTACATGCGCGGGTGGTAGCATTAGAGCCATGAAAAAAGGAACCGGTCTTAAATTTACATGGATTACGGATTTTAATCTTGTGCCGATGTATCTTTTGGAGCAAGTGCAGCCGAAAGAATGGGAAGCAAAAGACCTTTTCGCTTTCATAAAAGCCAATGAAAACAAGATGGTTATCGGGGTTTTTTATGATAAAAAGGAAACAATGGACATAAAGGGCTTTGTTTGTGGAAACTTAAATCCCTTGACTAAAGCACTTTTTATTCATATCCTAAGCATAGACAGGGAATATCAAAACAAAAATGTTATTTCAGAAACAATACGCATACTAAGAAAATACTGCAAACAAAAGCAAATACAAGAGATTACAATGCAAACAACCAGGCCGGGAGCCTTTGAAAAAGCCGGAATGCAAAAAAGCGATAAGATAAACATGGAACTGGAGGTTTAACATGGGCGGCATAGGCGATTTTTTATTCGGTGAAACAAATGAGGGCGGACTGCAGGGGCAAGCCTCTACATTAACCGGGGGGCAGGAAGGCCTTCTGGAGCGATTGACTGCATTCCTGCAGGGGCAGGTTGGGCAACCGGCGGCTTCTTTTGGGCAGGACACAGCTGCGCAAGCTTCACCTTTACAAAACACAGCCTTTGGGCAGGTAGAGGATTTGCTGGGTAGCGGAGTTTCTCAGGGTGCGGCAAGCTCATTGAACAGGATAAATCAGCCTTTTGATCCTTCTTCTGTAACTGACTTTTTCAATACAAATGTAAAAGCTCCGGCACTCGAAAATTTTCAGGATGAAATTATACCGGGGATACGGCAAAGCTTTGTTAATCAGGGGCTTGGCAGATCAGGGGCTGCGGTCGGTGCGCTGGCAGATGCGGGTACTGATTTAGGCACGAACCTTTCACGGCAATTATCTGATTTGCTATTCAATACAGAACAAAGAACTTTAGACAGGCAAGCGCAGACTGCGCCAACCGGACTGAACACACTCAATACAGGATTGGGAGCGGGTGGACAGCAACGGGATATAATGAGCCAGCTTCTTTCCGGTCGATTCGGAGAATTTTTGAGAACACAGCCGGGCAATAATTCGGCACTTAATTTGTTGGGTCCTGCTTTGGGGACTCGTGCTTTTGAGAATATAGTGCAGGGGCCGTCTCAAACAGAGGGAGCTTTGGGGCCGCTGACCAGTTTAGCCGGGTTGTTTTTTTAATAAGGATATATCATGGCGATTGTAATACCAGGCATAGACAAAGGAGTTTTCGGGGGGGCGCCCGGACAAATAACACAAGCTGCAAAAGACTTTGGCGTAATGCTTCAAAAGCGTAAGCACAAAGAACAGATGGAGCTTTTAAGCACGGTTTTGCAGGGTTCAGCACAGGGCGGACAGGTTGATCCGCAAGCTTTGATAGGATCCATTTTTTCATCCCCGGATTTGACAGCACAAACTAAAATGCAGGGGTTACAATTTGCCAGTGCTTTACCTTCACAAAAACAGACAGAATTAGGGCAGCTTAACCAGCTTATTGACGCTCGTGATAGTTTGCCAGCAAATGATCCCAAAAGGCAGGCTATTGATGCTTTTATCCAGAAAAAGACAGGCCAGCAGCAGGGACAAAAAAGTCTTTCAGGCGTTGGCAAGCTACTGAAAGAAAGAGAGTCTCTGCCCCAAGACAGCCCTTTGCGCAAGATATATAATCAGGCGTTGTCAAAACAAATTACACCCAGAGGTGAGCGTATTCGGGTTAATTCCGATGGGTCAGTTTCCATTGAAAGAGGGCAGGGCGTTACATCGGGTGGGGGGAGTTTCCAAAGATCGACAAAGGGGGGACTGGAAAAAGACATCTTAACCAAGGGTGCAGGCATAAGTCGATTGGATCAGATTCAAAAAAGCTTCAATCCCGATTTCTTGACTCTCCAGGGTAAGTTTGGATCAGAAGTCGCAAATTTAAAAGAAAAAGTAGGGTTTAAATTAGATCCAAGCGAAAGAAAAACATTAAAAGAATTTGCTGTTTTTAGGCGGCGGGCGTTCAGCAATCTAAACGCATACATAAAAGACATTACCGGGGCAGCCATGAGTGAAGCGGAGGCCCGGCGAATAAGAAAAGGTGTCCCCGATCCTCAAAAAGACGGCCCCACTGTTTTTCAAACAAAGCTTAATGACACCATCAAAGAGTTGAAACTCGCGCAGGCAAGGCTTTCTTATGTCAGGGGGCAAGGGCTTTCCCGGAACAGCATAGATATTTCACAAATGCCACGGATAATGAACGAAAGAGGCGGCGAGCTTTTTAAACAGTTTACTTCGCAAGGGATGAACGAAGAGGAAGCCAAAAGGCAAGTGCAATCACAATTATCACAAGAGTTTGGATTGGTTGAATAATGCCGCAAGATTTTGCAACAGAATTATTAGAGCCTTCTTTCCGGCAAACGCAAGCTGGCAAAGTCCCGACACCAGAAATAGATTTTGCGGGGGAGCTTCTTGAAGGGCAGCCTTTACAGCCTGTTAGAAGGCAGACTGGTTCAATAAGCACAATTACAGGAAAGCCGATCACAGAAAGAGTGCAGACGGGGCAAGAGCCAGCAGGATTCGGGACACAGGTTAAAACGGGTTTTGTCGAAAGCCCTGAAGCCAAAATTAATATTTTTGCGCAAGCCAGATTTCCTGATATTCCATTAAAAAAAGCACGGGAACGGTATGGTGTTATAGATGGCGATGTTGTTTATTTAGCAAACGATGGCAATATTTACCGTGAAGTGCCTGGGGATACGCCTGAAAGAGTAGTCAGTTTTTTAGCAGATTTGCCAGGGCAAGCCCCTGCCATTATTGGCGGCACGGCGGGGAGTGTTTTCGGAGGGATACCGGGAGCCAGTCTTGGGGCTGGGGCTGGGGAAGCCACCAAACAGATAATCGGGAAGCTTGCATTTGATGATCCTGTATCAGCGGGAAGGATTGCAGGTGAAGCAGCCTTGGGCGGTGTGGGTGAAACAATCGGCAAGGGCATAAGTTCCGCAGTAGGCAAAGCTCTTTTAAACCGAGGCGGGACTCTTTCTAAGGCAGCGAAGGGGAGCATAGCGCAACTTGACAAAGCGGCAGCCAAAGAAGCTGAAGCCCTGGGCAAGCGATATGGGATTGACCTTTTTTCACCACAGACAACGGAATTACCAGAATTGATTGATCAGTTTAAATTATTGGCAGACTTACCCAAAACGAGTAATTTGTTACGTGATGTTGCTAAAAACCAGCAGACACAGGTACAGGGGGCGATTGAACAGTTTGCGAATGAAATCACAACGGATGCCGTTACACCCTTTACTACAGGAAAGAGGCTTTCGGAAACAGCGGAGGCTGCAATTACCGAATTAAAGAAAAACCGGTCCCAATTAGCGAAGCCTTATTATGAGGCAGCTTTTGAGAAGCCAGTTGAGCTTAATTTTGATCCGATTTTCCAGACTTTAGACGGGCTTTTAAAGAATTCTCCCAAGGGGAGTAAAAGCTTTCGTTCTTTGTCGAGAGTTAAAAGGATGCTTTCAGATGGGCGGGCCGACAATAATTTGCAGTTTTTGGATAATGTCAAAAAAGAAATTGATGCTATGTTAACCGGCCCCGATGCTTTGAGTATTGCAAAGACTACACAGAGGAACTTGCTGGAAGTGAAGGGCTCTTTGACAAACATGGCCGATACAGCGTCTCCTTTATATGCTGAAGCTCGCAAGGTATTTCAGGCATTATCGCCGGGAGTTACAGAAGCAGAACAGTCTATAATAGGCAATATAGCAAAACTGGAAGGCGATCAGGTAACTCAAGCATCTAAAAAACTTTTCGCTTCGATAACCTCTTCTCCGGAGGCGGTGCGGTATGCAAGAACGGTAATAAAAAAAAACAACCCGGATGTTTGGGATCAGGCTGTGAAAACATATTTGCTTGATGTTTTTGAAAACATAAAAGGTACAGTAAGCGGCAATTTCACCAACTTAGGCGGGCAGTTTTTCAAAAGAACTATTGGTAATTTAAAACAGCAACGAATTTTAAAAGAAGCGTTAGGCAAAGAAGGCTTCCAGAATTTCACGAAGTTTGCGGATATTTTGCGCAGAACTTCTCTGACCACAGGCAAAGAATCGGCTACAGCCTCTCGGCAAGTGGCGTTAAATAAGCTAAAAGAGCAAGGGGAGTCAAAAATAGTGGGGCTGGGGGAGTTCAGAATAACACAGCCTTTTGCACAAATCAGCAAAAAGATTAATGATCTGTTGTTTGGCAACTTCCAGACAAGATTAGCTGATGCGCTGGTTTCGCCACAGGCAGCCAAAAGGCTTGAAAAAGTTCGGAGTTTATCCGGCTCCCGTGAAAAGCAGATTAAAGCATTCAGCACTTTTCTGAGTTTGGCAATCGGGGGTGAGTATTCAAAACCGGGCTTGCCTGAAATGACGATCCCTTTTGAAACCTTCCAAAATGAATAGGAAATAAAATGGCAACAGAAACATTAAACACGGGAACGCAGACGGGGGCAGAGGTGGCGATAGAAGATGCGGCTACTTTTTTTGTCCGTCTGGATGGTTCAACTCCGGGAAGCAATAACTTTGGCGGGGCGTGGGTAGCTCTGGAATCCAGGCAAACGGGAGAAGATGATACCTTCTGGCAGGTTATTGAAACTTTTAAAACGAATATGCAGCGTGGGGATACAAGCCCTGCGCCTATGGATTATCGTTTCCGTGTAGTTAAAGAGGGGGAGGCTGGTTACTCAGTCGATGCGACTATAACATGATAACAGGCGAAATCATAAAGCCCATCTTTACAAAGATATTTGAGAGAATCAAGGGTGGACTGCCCGCAATGCCGCCTCTCTTTGCTCCTATCGCCTGGCTGTTTAACACTGAAGGCTTTGGCTCTGAAGGGGATAATACCGTTGTCATTGACAGCGTGGGGGATAATATTCGTTCTCCCGTTGGTTCGTGCTATGATTTTGACGGGACGGATGACTTTGTTGTTTTTGGCAATGAGCATAATTTCAACGCTCAAAGTTTCTCCGCGTCATGCTGGTTTAAAACGACTTCAAGCGTGACTTTCCGGTTGTGGGACAAAAGAGGAACGGGAGGATTTGGCTCTAATATTCCGGGCTTCCAAATATCTGCCCAGGCAGCGTGGGGCAACGCTGCAATAGACGATGGTCTTGGCAATTATGTTCGCTTCGACTCTGTCCCTTACAACGAAGGGGACGGCGAATGGCATAACCTTGTGATGACGTGGGATACTGACTCGGGTACGGCAAAGTTCTGGATGGATAGAGTGCTGAAGGGCACTCAGGTCAACCCGGCGATGGTAAATGCGGATTTAACAACTACCCGGCATTTGGCTTTTGGCTGTGCATGGGACGCTGCAGGAAGCCAATCTCAGCATTTTGAGGGGCAGGCGTGGGATGCGAGGCTGTTCGACACCGCTTTGGAGCAAGCTGATATAGACAAAATTTATGCTTTTGATCCACAGGTCGCCGGAGCTATTTTATTTTGCAAGTTTGAGGAAACCCGTGGGCTCTTTGCCTTGGATTGCGCGGGGAGTGTCAATGGCGATATCATGAATATTGCAGACGAAAGCTTGTTTCATGTACCTAATTTTCTGTATTCATTTGCGGATGCTGTTGGATATACTGATGATCCTGCGTATATAATACCGAGAAGCGAAGCAAATACCACGCTGGATGCAAACGGCGGGGCATTACAATATCCGGACAGAGCAAAATACAGCCCAAAATTAGTTGAAAGCGCATGCGTGTTTTTCCATGGGCCTACCACAATAGCGGAGGCTCCGGCCGATGCAAGCCATACCAATATTTTTGATGGGGGCGGCAAGGTGGAAGTCGGCATTTATCCCACCAGCGTAGTCGGCGGCTTGGGTTTTTCGGGGTTTTGCCGGAAACCGCAATCATGGCGTTTCTTACTCACTGACCCGGTTGGCGACGATGCCAAGGTTTTGTTAATCTTTCCTTTTGACGTGACAAACGGGCAGTACGAGACCACAGCCAGGGCTATTACAGTCGGGAACTGGTATGATTTGGAGATTACCCACGATGTTGACAGTATAAGTAACGTGCCGATACTGAAGATAAACGGCAATGTTGAGCCACTGACTATCGTCCAGTCTCCCGTTGGGCTGAGGAATGATGACACGGTGAAACCGATAGAGATGGGGAATATAACAGCTTTAGACAAGGGGTTTTTGGGGTACATGCGGGATTTGAAGCTTTATAAGCAGGGAGTTTTAAAAAATCATTACCCTATGAGCGGACAGAACAATCCAGATTTTTTGTTTGATGTGGAAAGCGGCGCCCATTTAGTCCCTTCAAACTTTACCACTTTGACGCAATGGAGCATAACGCAGGGCAGCGTTCATTATAATATCCAGAATGGCGTGTCCCTATATGAGCATTTGACTGAGTTGCCGATTATAATTCCTTACGATAATGCAGGGCTTCCAATTTCCTACACACCTCCAGCCGGTTATACCTTAACAGGCGATTACCCGGGCGGTGACGGAGTATTCCCAAAGGGTGTTGAGACGAAATTTAGATTTTATACAAGCTATGGCGATCTTTTGCCGGCGGCTATTTATCAGATAAACGAAATGGACGGGAACGAATTTTTAGGAAATACAGCGACCGGAGATTCATATGCAATCGGATATAATGACATGGTAGCGGATGTGGGCGGGAATATTTTAACGGATGTAACAGATCCGAATCATAAAAAGGATTTTCGGATATTTGAGGTGGTAATAAGCATAACATGGGATTCAGTTGAAATCACGTGGGACGCCGTTGATATAACGTGGGATTCAGTATAGCAAAGGGGAGATAGCATGGCGAAACAAGTTATTGGTTTAAGTTCTCCGGGGGATGGGCTTGGCGATCCTCTGCGTGATGGCGGCACTAAGCTCAACGCAAATTTTACGGAGTTGTATGGCGCTGTTATCGATGTGAATACTGCTACATACAGCGTAACTTCAGAAAACAAAAATATTTACCATGTAAGCCGCACTACAACCGGGACGGCTACCATTACAATAGCATCGGCACTTTTAGCAATAGACAATGTTAGTTTTTTTATTGTTGATGGGGGATTGAGCGCAGGGACCAATAACATCACTATTGAAACAGAAGGCGCAGAATTGATACACGGGGATTCGGAGGGCGCAGAAATAACTGTCAATGGGGCAACGTATAGTTTTTACACATTCGGCGGCGACTTGTTTATTAAATCCGCATATTAGGAGGAAGCAATGATAAATGGAAGGGCGTTTTTTATAACCGATCCGTCCAGTGGAGCGCAAATGGGAGTCAGGAAGAAAAAGCCATCAGACGCAACGGGCGCAGGGGACATCCACGACTTAGACAACCATGAAACGATTGTGCAAGAACCGTTTGTCCAATATACCGGCACGACCACAACACCAAATGCAGTAGTAGCACAGGATGCAACCGTTCTTCCCACCAGCAACACGGCTGGCTTTGCGGCAGATGATGAAATAAAGATTTATGAAGGCACTACCATCTGGCATGTAGGAGTGTATAAAGTGCTTTCCATCGTGCCCAATACAAGCGTAACGATTGCGCGCCCTCTTGACACTGCTTTAACAGCAACCACAACGATTGAGAGGGTGGTCGGTGATATGAACGTGGCCGGGTCTTTAGCTGTGCCTGTAAAGTTTGAAGCAAGGATCAAGCCCGGCAAGATCGCTCATGCAGAAAATGTGGTAATCGCCGGCACTTCTGGCGGGACTAGTACGCCGGATGGCACAAAGTTTATAAATCAACCAGCCTTAACAAATGGCATAATTATAAGGCAGGAAAAGGGGAACGGCATAAAAAAGACTTTTGGGTCGTGGAGCCAAAACAAAGAGCTTATTTTAGCATGCGGGAACAATGCTGACTATACAGAGGGGACGCTTGAGGGGATTAACGCAAAGTGGAGCCCCAAAGAAGAGGCGGATGTTGTTTTGAACATGGTTGCCGACGATGGGGACGCTATCAGGGTGTATGTCCAAGACGATTTAACCGCGCTGTCCAATATCTCCTTAAGAATGATTTGCACATGGCATTACACTGACGAATAGGAATAACATGAAAATAAAAATCAACAGCACTCATATCAGGGGAAACGGCAATGGCAATAACAATGGCAAGTATTTTGCTATGGCAAAGAAATTGCAGAACAGAGGTTTTAAGCTAAGTCTTATCCCCCTTGTGATGCAACCGCTTGATATTCTCTGCCAAAAGATTCCACAAGCGGAAAGGGGTCTGGCAAAAAAGGATTTTCTGGAAGCCCTTGAAACGGCCATGTCAAAAGCAAATTCCCTGGATATCGGAGCCACCGGCAATGTCGAGTTCATAGGCGATAGCAAAGATATGACACTCAGTGAAATGCTGGGTATAGTCACTGACGGCGGGGAAGTTGAGGGCGTGGATGTATATGCCAAAATGCCTGTTTCTATCCTTGATATCATGGTCCCAGCTGGCCTCCCGAAACAAAGCGAAACAGAGGGCGGCGTGGAAACCATAAGGACATGGGGAACATGGCGGGATAAGAACCACCCGATAAAACTCAGCAATGACAAAACAATAGCAGTTTTCGGTTTAAGCACTTTCGGAAAGAAGCTCCCGATGTCTGCAGTGAAAATAATTGCAGACCAGACCGGGTACGGAATTGAATTAATGCTGGAAGCCAACTTCAGGGCACTTATGCAAACGGCGGAATTTTACATAGAGGACCATTAAACATGCAAATAACTTCCAAGACTAAATTACAACTGGACGTTCTGGCTGCCCACGGCACTTTTTTTGCCGGGTTTCCTTTCCTCTCCAACGCAGGGCAGAACTGGATACTGACAGCGGCCCCGAAACTATCCAAGGTAGGCATGGGCGTTTTTGCTTTCAGCGACCAGGGGGTAACTCCTATCGGAGAGGTGAGGACGGTTATTAAAGATTTGTGCTTAATCGCTCTGCATAAGGGCATTGAAATAGCACAGTATAAAATCAAGAGCGCAGCACAGAGCGCAGGCGTGTCTATCAGAACCTTTCAATCAACAGGGAGGTCAACGATTACAAAGATACAGAGCCCTTACTTCACCATCAAACCAGGAGTTGTTACTGCTGGTGACATGGGGGCGGCAATATTTTACCATAATGGACAGTCGGGGTATACTCCTGATTCATGCGTAGGCATTGTAACGGCGTATAATATCAAAGAAGCTGGCTGTATGATGGTCGAGCCAGCAATCAAAACCTTTTTCCCAAAGTATAAAATAGAACCCATAAACAACCATATAAAACCAATTGAGAATGCAAAAGAAAGGACGGACATTATGACCGGAGAAAATACAGAGGGCAATACCCCTATCCCTATGGTTACATTAGAGCAGAAGGAAGGCAATATAGAGCGAAAGACCACCTTTCCGGGGAAAGGGCTAGACCAGGCAGTTGTACAAATTATCATTGACTCCACCTACGGAGCAGGCGGAACGATTGGCGCCGGGCTTAGCTCTAATCGGGGATAAACAATGGTGGAATTATTACCGGCATGGTTGCAGCCATACATAACTTCGGATTCAATGTGGGCAGTGATTTTCTCTGTGTCTGCCATTGCGCTGGCTTTTTATTTAAACAGCAAGAAATTTCTTACTAAGCAAAGAGCCTACGAGCAATGCGTAGAAAACAAGCTACGCAAGGACTTTCGTGAGGCTTTGAAGCTTGAGCGGCGTATGGCAGCGATAGAACAGACACTTGAACTGGTGTTGAACACCATACATGGGCAGCTGGGCATTGTGATAAAAGCGCAGACGGTTTTTAAGGAAAAAAAGGAACAGGATGATGGCGGACTTCGATCAAGCCTTCAGCAAGATGATAAAAAATGAAGGCGGCTATAAGCTTCACCAGGTAAAAGGAGATAGGGGCGGGATCACTTACGCCGGGATTTCTAAAAAGTTTCACCCTGATTGGCAGGGGTGGGCGAAGATAGGCAGAAAAGAATACGATGCAGAACTCACCGGAATGGTGAGGGTGTTTTATCTGACAAGGTTCTGGAATCAGATACAAGGCAGCTCCATCGAAAACCAAATTATCGCAGAAAATATCTTTGACTTCGCTGTAAACGCTGGTTGGCGGGTTGCCGCTAAAATAGTTCAGGTCATAGTCGGCACGGCCCCGGACGGGATCATTGGAGAAATTACTCTGGGCAAAATAAATGAGATAGGCAACTCTGAAAACAAGATGGCTGTTCCTCTCTTTATTGCACACTACGCATTAGCAAAAATGGCAAGGTACGCAGAAATATGTACCAGGCGGGAGAGAAGCAGAAAGTTTCTTTTGGGGTGGACAAAGCGCACTTTAAAGATGGCTTCGGGAGAGAGATATGTTTGACTTTGGCATGGGCATAGGCAACGCTATTAAAGCTGTTGCCGACATTGTGGATGATGTGTGGACTTCGCCTGAAGAGGAATTGAAGATTGCACTTTCTGAAAGGAAGATTGATGCGAGTGTTGCGATGGCTCAAATCAAGGTTAACGAAACTGCAGCGAAGCACAGGTCTATTTTTGTGGCTGGAGGTCGTCCTTTTTTGATATGGGTATGCGGAACAATTATGGCATACCAGTATATCGGGTATTCTTCTTTAGAGTGGATATTCGGACTTCTCCAGGCGTATGAAGTTATCCCCGTGCAAATACAATATACGGTAGCTGGCGTTGCAAAAACCCTTATGATCAAGCCGCCGCCTCAGCTTGATTTTGTTGCGATTGTCCCGATTATGCTTAGTCTTTTGGGGCTTGGCGGGATGCGAATGACAGAACGAATCAAGGGAGTTGCCATAAACTCAATAAGAAAACCCTAGCCGATGGGCTTTTTCACGTGGGCAGCTTCACACATTTCGTGTGTCCACTTGTCATCCGTACCATCTGGCTTGCTTAGCACATAGTCTGTAGCCGTGACTAACCGGACCGTTCTTTCAGCGTTGAGTTTTGATCCTATCAGATTCACATTTAAAATTGTATCTCCTTTTTTAAAGAGGCGATTGCCGGGTTTTATCACTACTTTGGCTGGCTGTTCGACTTCAGCTTCCGGAGCGGGAGTATCTTTAAATTTATCCAGGAGTTCTTGGAGTTGGTCCCGATATGCAGGTTCGTTTGTGATTCTCTTGAGAAGCCAGCCGTTAATTTTCTTCATGTTTCGTTTCTGCGCCATTGGCTCTAATCCTTTCAATTGTTTCTTTCAGTTCCGCATTCTCTTTTTGCAAAGCTTCTACCCGGTCTATAAGCTTCTCAACTCTTTCGAAAACGCCTTGCGCTTCAGTTGCATCTACCATGTCAATTCCCCTCCAATCGTCTGAGCTCGGCTTCTGCTTTCTCTAAATGCTTTTGCCAAGCTTTGTCTTTTTTGAGTGCTACTCCCAACTTTTCCCAGTACTCGCTGTCAAGTTCTGCGATTTCCTTCTCAACATCTTCGAGTGATTCTTCCAATGTCTTTATCTTGCTTTTCAGTGCCTTGATGCTCTTTTCTTTCGGTGTCATGGTTTGCTCCTTTCGTCAGGTTAATTGCTTCCTGTATTTCATAGGCCATTGTTTTTCCTTTTCCTTTGCCTTTTCCTTTGCCTTCGCATAGCTCATTTCCCTTGATGTGCGTAAATACCGGAAACTAACCCGGCATAAGGGAGTCCACTTGTAGCCATGTAAATATAGGCGCTCCCATATTAAAATTGATCCGCTTGACGATGACCATCTGCCCAATCTTGGTAGTATCATCTGATTTACTCCTTTCGAGTTTTACTGCAACCGCCTTGATTCAATGATTATCCGTTAAAGTTCTGAATCTTTGCCAAGAGCGCTGGCATGTTTTTGATGTTTTTTGTAAAGAGGCTTTCAATGTTTATTTTGCCAAGCTCTTCCACATTCTCGCCCTCCACGGCTGCCTTCTGGGGAAACCTGAGAACTGAAATGTTCTGCACTGTGCGGACATGCTTATCCCCTTCTGTTTTGGTTTCTGTTACAGTTACCAGATATTGCTTTTTTGTCGTCATGGCTGCTCCTCCCTTGTTATACCACCATCTGCGCCGTCTTTTCGGCTCCCATAGCCTCTAGTATCCAGACAAGCTTTCCGGGACTCACTTTATGCGGCGGCACATTTTCCCACTTGTATGCTGTTGCCAAAGGGTCTACAATGCCCTCTGTACACATTTTCCCGTCTTTTGTCTGCCAGTCCAGGCTTAAGGTATGCCCAAAAAGAACCGTGAGCCAGTCATACGGAGCTTTTGTGTCTGCCAAATGCCTGTAATATGCCATGCACGAGTCATATATGGCATTGGAGACGGTGAGCTCCCACACGTCATATGGAGTTCCTTCCTTATGGTCTGCAAGCGTGGAACGCCCCCATTTCATGCCTATCCCTGTCTGGTTCCACACCTCAATATAACAATTTGCTTCTTTATCCTCTACTGCGAAGTGTGATTTGTTGGACCATGTTTTTAACATTATTGCTTTTGACTTCCATGATTTGCCGGAAAATGCTAAGAATGATAGTATTTTCATATGTGTTCTCCTTTATTTGTTAAAATTGTAAAGTTATATTTTTTACTGGCAACATTAAGCTGTATTTCAATCTTGTTTTTTCTCCAATTTTCGCCTCATAAGATTCGATATTTTTCCTTATTTTCTGGACTTCTTCTTCCCTGATTGTGATCCGAACTTCTTCTTCCATGCTTTTGATATCGTGTTTTAAGTCATCAATCTCATAGCTTATCTCTCTTATCCTTTTTGCTAATTCCGGGTTCATTCCCGCTCCTTACTGGTTTTAGCGATTATGCCATTTTGCCCGGATCAAATTCTGCAATTATTATTTCAGCTTTTGCAAGCTGGCTCTGTCCGTTTCGGAAATAACACTTCCAGATATCGCCGGATTCTTCCCCCTCGCCGGACAAAGCGAATAATACACCGCGATGCTTTTTACTGAACTCCGTCATCTCTTCCTCCCATTCATACCATTTCGTTGAGCTCCCTGTGTCGCCGTTTGCTTCAAGGGCATATTCAGCGCCCTCCGATGACTCCCTTAATTCTTCTATAATGCTTCCAGGCTGCTCAACATCATCCAGATCAAGCTTATAGCTTGTATAATATCCCATGTCATTTCTCCTATGTTTTATATCTCTTTGCCCACATCCTGTTTAAGCAAGATGGAGTTTATGCCAGTGGGCTTCGTTTTTCCTACATATTCAACTATGAATTGATACTTGCCTTTTTTTGCGAGTTTTTCGAGTGCCGGGATTGTCCCGTCATCCTCTACGTCTAACTCTCTTCCGGAGGGGATCAAGAAAAGCGGCATTTTTGCTTCTTTGTCTTTTGATAAAAGTTTCAATGCCATTTCAACAAGTCTGGCTGTGTTAAAGTTGTGTTCGTCAAGAGGAGCCGGTTGCTTCCCCGGCCTCTTCACCATCAATTCCCCTTTGTCGGTGATGACTATATTCGGGTAAGGCTTCTGCTTGTCTATCTGCTCAATCCTTTTTACTTCGAGGTCTTTTACTTTATCGCTCTGCTTTTTCCAGTTATCTTTGGCAGCTTTGAGCCTTCCCTTTTCGATTTTGAAGCTGTCATATTTTTCAGCTTCCTCGTTTGTTCCTGCTGCTTTGTCGATCTTTTCCTGAATCGGGGCGGTGTCTTTTTTGGTTTGTCCTTTTGGCAAGATAATCAGAGCCTCTTCAGCTTTTTGGAGTTGTGTTGTCAGACTGGCTACCTCTGCTATCTTCTTGTCAATAGCTTTGCTTGCGCTGTCCTGATCCCGGTTAAACTTTTCAGCCTCTTCTTTTTCTGCGTAAAGCTTCCCGACATCCACCCTTTCCACCTTTTCAGGCTCCTCTTTGCCCTTCAGCGTTGCTCCCGCCTGTAACTTCGCTTTGTTGTATACTGCCAGCCCTGCCTTCGCATCGGCTATCTTCCTGTCAATTTCCGCTGTGTCAATCCCCAGCATCTTTGCCTGTTCTTTGGGCGTTTGGTGTATGAAGGATTTAACATCATATGCGTGTTTGGATAAAATATTTTCAAGAAAATTCTCCGGCACTTCCCCGCCGTCCTCCCTTGTGATTTCAAGGCTTTCGGTGGTTTTTGTTATCTTCCTGCTGATTTTATATTTTATCCCATGCGCTGAGATTATGCCATTGGTAGTAGCAGCATTGCCATAATTACCAATCAACTGCTGTTGATCTTTTTTCTTCATTCCAAGCCCGGCAACTCCTTCGAGTAGAACGACGATGCTCTGCAGTAATGTAGACTTCCCGGTTCCGTTTTTGCCTACGATGTAGAATATTCTATCATCCCCAAAGCTCACCTCTATGCTTTCAAGCCCTTTAAAATTATTGGCTTGCGCTTCCTGTAGTACTATCATTACAATTCCTCCCCTGTGTGTTCGTTGCCGCTACCTTTTTCCACGTCAACCAGGGCTTGCAATGCGTTTTCGATTAGCTTCCAGTCTGCTTTGGTGAGCATAGCATCAGTATAATTCATTTTGTTTAGGTCAATGCTGAAACCGTAAAAAAGCTCTTCTGTTTGGTTGCCCAGGTTTTGCGATCCGGCTGTCATCATTAAGTCTTTTACCGCTTTTGGCGCCGCAACTGTTCCTTCCTGCTTTGCTGCTTTCTTTCCAGGTTCTGGCTTTTCGGTGGTGGTTTTTGGGGGGTCTGGTTCCGTCTTTTTCTTCGTGTCAATAGTGATAATTCCATCTCCCATGTTTGACAAGTCGGTTTCGGGTTCGCCCTGCAAATGTTCTGGGATTAAGTTTACTCCTGATAACATCGCCGTCTCAATCATTGCCGCCCTTTGGAGTTCTGGGCTTTTCGGGATTCTTTTTGCAAGCTTCCTGACTGCTGTTTTACACCACATGGCAGGCTCGTCTTTCCCTCTCCACAGGGAATCGCTCCTTTTAATTCCGGGAGACCTTTTTTTGGTTTCTGCCGCATCTGCAGGTGTGACGACTTCAAAGTCAAAGCCTCCCCCCTTGAACTTTACAACCGCATAAGCAAATATCAACTTTGCGGTTGGTTTCCGCTGGGGATCTGGCTTGTGGGTCAAAAATGCGTTAAGCCCGTATTCATAATCAAATATATCCCCTTCATAAACCGGGTGAAAGGGTATGCTTTCAATGCCGCCCGACTGATGCGCCAGCTGGATATAACCGAGATATCCCGGTATGCAAGTTGCTTCTAAAATTCCACCTTTTTTGTTGTTCCTGAATGGCACTAAATAGGCATGCCCCAAAGGAGTTCCTATTTCCAGCCCTAAAACAGAAGCTTCAATGAGGGCGTTGACAATTGACGATCCCGTGCACTCAAGCAGCCTTGGATTACGGGACATAGCCATAAATGCTACCCGCAATAGTCGCTCCACTTTTACGTGTTTTGGGATAACTGACGCAACTGCTTTTCTGTTGTTCGTAAGCAAGTTGAGTATCCCCGTCTGTTTTTCCTGTAATGCTTTTGTCATGTGATTAATCCTTCCCTTTGTATTAATGTTTGCTTGATATGTTCAAGCTTTATTGCTGCTTCGTTGATTTCTCTATCCAAAGCCCTGTGAAAATTTCTGTCTGGATATACCCGGATAACTACGCTGAGGAGTCCCGGATAATAGCTGAAAAAATCCCACCACTCTCTCCCGGTAATCCACAAAGAACCCTGCACTTGCGGAATGTATTCGGTGGGGAGTTTTTGTTCGTAAAGACTTCTTGCGTGAGTTCCTTTTCCTGGGCACTTTATTTCAAGCCCTCCATCAGTGCCAATCAAACCGTCAGGGCTACAACCGGCAGGCAACCCGTCTATTTCTATCAATCCAACCTCTTGAACCTCCAAGCCTTTATATTGTGCGTATGCCACTCTTGCTTCTGGCTCGTGGTCAATCCCCCACTGTATCCGATGGTTAACGTAGCCTTCCCCGCCCTTCGATGGTTCGCCGCCCCTTTGAATCCTCCGCCATTCGGCAGCTATTTCAAACAAATATGCGTCTCTGGATGCTGATTGCTTGAGGGTAGTGGGGGCAACTATTTTTTTGAACTTTGAAGAGCTCATTATCCCGGCGTGTTTCGTCCACCACTCGTCAGTGTATTGATCAAATGTGTGGGTTATTATTTTCATCCGAATTGCATCTCCTTCGCTGTTTCGGGGTCAGGCTTGGTTTCAATCTCACCATTTGCCCATTTAATTACTTCTTTTACATAGCAGTCCCTTTGGTATATATGCGGCTCTAAAACCTTGCCAATGGCTTCTAGGGCTTCGACAGCTTTGCTCATATTCGCAATGGCTTCTTCTGATCCCATCTCCTCTTCAGCAAAGTATTCTCTTGTGAACTCTATGCCAAAAGGATAATCTTTATAAAGCCCGTCTGCTGTTTCGGTTTCATCCAGTTCATTTTCAAAGGTTTCTATAAAGCTATCGCATGTTAATTCGTCTGCAAACAAAAGGGTCAAGTTGCCATCATCTATGACAAAATCCATTTTGGCTTTGGGTCTGTTACCTTTTGATTCCACATACTGTTCAAACTGCCCCAGCCTTTTACTGGTCGTTCTTTCATGCTTCAGTCTTAAGTCGTCAGTTCCATCGCCATACAGTTTTCGGATTTCTTTTTTAAAGCTCATTTTTATCCTCTTCTATAAAAAAGTTGTTATATGTCAATGAATCTAAAAACCCGACAAAGGCATTGCCTTTATCTTTCGATCCTCGTTTTTCTAAATACTGCAGGAACTTTTCAGCCTCTTCGTCTGTAAACTCGCCCTCGCTTTGATACATGCGCCAATACTGCATGGCTACTCCTTTCTCCCACTGGCACGGATATCCTCGCACCCCAGCCGACTTTCTATCTAAGTGCCGGATTAGCTCTCTTATCCGCTCCCTTGCCCAGTTCAATTAAGAACGCCAGTGGTTTAAATTAGTTTATAAATTTGCTATTATTCCCCAAGCTAAAGATATAAAAGCGATAACTCCTATGGTTACCATGCCAGCCCCCCAAAAGACTTCATACTTTTTATTATTCCCCACAATCCTTTTTCTTATTAGCCAAAACAATATCCCGAAAACCATTGTTGATATTATTGCTATTTTAAATGGTATTGGCATAATTCGCCCCCTTTCGTTGTTATTCTGTTATTTCCCAGTTTTGCCCTCTTCTATACGATACTCCCGTGCCCAGCGAGGAAAAACTGATAGCCAAACGCCTCTTTGATTGGACACGGTAACGTAAAAAAGAAAGCATTCATCTTCTTCTAAATAGTCAGGCTCTTCACCTTCAAGCTCTTCTGCATAGCTTTTAGCCGCTTCATGTGTCGAGCCAGCTTCCCTTTCTTCAAACTCTGCAGGATCAATGTCATTAGGGTCAATATAAACTCCATCCTCTGCTTGCCATATCTTGTATTTTGCCATTGTTTGTTCTCCCTTTATTCGGCTTCCCGACTATTATAAGACAAATCATAGGTTGCTGTTACCCAAACCCAGACTCCGGGGTTTTCAGACTCTGGCTGTTTGATGACATAATAAAGCCTTTCAAACCCTTCTTCTGGAAGGTCTGCAAAGCTATCATCATATGCAGCTATTTTTTCAGCGGCATGCTCTGGTGACCATGCAGACACCATAACCCGTTCTTTTGGGGCAATGTCTTTTGGGTCAATCTTTTTGCCGTTCTCCGCATGGTATATTTTGTAGTTATCCATTATGAATCTCCCTTTGGAATGGAGATATTCCCAAAGGCTTTGCCATGTCAAAATTGCTGAACATCGCATCCCCGCTATAATCAGCATCCTTCTTTTTGAGGATGCCCCGAATTATATCAATTTCTTTTTCGATTGTTTTTTGCATGTTTAATCTCCCGTTTGGTTCGTGATTATTAAAAGCCACTTTACACGATGGTTTTTTGGTTGTCAAGGAAAATATTAAAATAAATATTAAAATAGTTGTTGACTTTTCTTTCCTGCCGTGCAATAGTGACCGCAAATATTGATTAATAGGAGGTTTTTATGAAAAAAGGCAATACACGAGTTGACAAACAGAAGCTTGATAAAAGATTAAGCGATTTAAACATCACCCGGACTGAATTGGCTGCTAAAATGAGGTACTCTGCTACACACCTGGAACATATTATGAAGAGAGGCCAGTTATTAATGCGTCATCAGGATGCCTTTGTAAAGGTGTTAGGGCATGGCGATTATCTGGTAACCGTGAAGGGGGAAAAATGAACTACTCGAAAGAATTCAACGATAAGGTTCGGGCGATACTGGAATATATCAAATGCCCATATGACCTTACCTGCCTTGACATTAACCATACAGGAGAGGAAAAAATATTATTCCAGTTTCTGAAAGCGATTGAGTATAATTTTATAGATTATGATTTTGCTTTTGCGTGGATGCAAGAAACAGACCCAGAAATAGAATGGGAAGATAAGCGAGAGCTTCTGGCGTTGCATAACAAAGATTATTTTTTCGCCACATCGGAGACGCAAGGCAGTGGTAGGACTGCGCCATTGCCTGGCTTTGTAGTGCCATACAAGGAAACAACGAGGCTTTTACTCCCTACCAAAAAGCTCATTAACGAGCTAACAGACGCAATTTTTTAGAGGTGGAGGAGGAAAAATAATGCACGACAAAAATAAGCATAAAATACTGGTTTTCGATACTCTTGTGTCAGAGGAAGTGCCACACCTGAAAGCTGAGGTTCTGGACATTAAGCGCATCGAAACTATCGCAGTCAAAATGAAGTGGAGCGAAGGGGAGCGGACATTTATAATGACCCAGGAGGAGTTTGAAAAAACAGCGTGGGTATATGAAGAGGAGAAGGAACAATGAAAATAAAAATGCAATGTGCAAGATGTTTCAAAGAAGGTTTCAAAAAAACCTCTATTTATTGTGAGGAGTGCATTGAAAGTGATGCAATAACTCACTGCGAATTTTGTAACGATTATGTCTTTGACGATCCTGATGGGCTTTGTCAGCACATCTTTGTTACTCAACACATGGAATTTTCTGGAAGTGGCTATTTCGGAGAGCAGCTCTACCATCATAGAGAGGAGGTTTTTTTAACTGCTTTCTGTAAAGAGATGCCCCGCTTTGTGTTAACCGCAATAGTAAAACAAATACGAAAAAGCGGCGACCCTTATTTATGGTGGACTCTTGGCAAAGCTTGCGAAAAAAGCAACCATAAAGCAGAGGTTTATGATGAACTCGACAAAAGGCTGTGTCGTGCTAAAGGCGAATTCAAAGACGCTATTCGGTTTTTAAGATCAATAGAGGAAAAAAGCGATTGCTCAGAATGGACAGCGGCATTTATTAAGCAAGCGAAGCAAAAAAATTGGAAAAGCAAACAATGAAAGTAAGATATAAAAAGATAGAGCCGGAACTTTTGAGTATTTACCATGTTGCTGATCGGTGCGGCTTTTTTACTACTGAAACTGATCTTAACGGCGGCTATGGCTGCACGTTCCCGGAAAAGGAAAAAGGATACCCCGGTTGCTGTTACCAGTTCGACTGCCCGGTTTCGCATGAGGCTAGTTTGGAAGATTTAAGGAAAATGGATCAAGACCTTTATGAAGAGTACAAACATTGTACAGGCGACCTGGAAGATCATGGAAGTGAGTGGATGGTGATGTACAGGACGGCCAAAACAACAAAGGAGAGTTGATTATGGAGAACAGCTTTAAAATATCATGGGGAATACATAACGGAACGCAGGATAGCCGGGATCATTGCGAACCCATAATAGCTGATACACAAAAAAAAGCGATTAACCAATACAAGAAGCGGATAACCTTCTTACGCTCTATCGGGCAGTTCCTTTGGTATGCAAATATAACATACCCAAAAACAGAAAGGCTTGAGGACGGGGACGCATACAGATAGGGTATGATGTTGTGTGTGTATGATTTAAACAAACACTTTAACAAAGGGAGCATAACAAAATGATTAAAAACGGAAAAACATATGTAAAAGTTCAACATGAAACACAAGGGTCACGCATGGAGGCCGGCGATGTCTGCTATATAGACGGGTATGCTCAATTTGCGACAGGCAGGCCATGCGCTGTTATAGTAAGGGATAGCGACGGCGTGATGGAGTGGGCAGATATTCCTAATCTTAAAGCCATAAAGGAAACCGATTAACAGCGGAAAGGATAACCAATGACCGTAAAATTTAACAGAGTGGACATAACAGGATTAAGGGCTACCCACTTTGAACAGCTCCGGGACTATGTTGAGCATAGGGAAAGAACTAATTATTATTATGGCAATAGAGAGCAGTATGAAAAACGACATAAAGAGCTAAAAGTCTGGTTAGCACAGATAATCATTAAGGCAAAAGACACTAACAACCGGATTCCGAAAGCGAAAGGGTAAACAATGAGCGATGACAAAGAAAAAATCGTGCAGGTGCTTATGTACACCGAAAGCCCGACAGAACCACCGCTAATCGGATTAAGCAATCAGGGCAGAACATATGAAATGATCGGTTTTTGGGAAGATGGGAAGCCCGTTGGCTGTGAGTGGAAGCCCTTCATAGAGCCGTTAGCGCAGGAAAAAGAAACCACTGAAGAGGACATAATAAAGTGGTTCAACAACAAATATGTTTTGTCAGGCAGAATGGAAGCAGTTGAGCACACCGGGTTTGACGTATGCCGTTTTATTGCGGAATTTATTAACGAAAGGAGATAGGGGTGAAAAAGGACATAAGGATTGCAATGAAAACAGAATTAAAGTTGACAGTGATTATCAGAAATGACGCTCCCATTCGCCAATGTCAGGATAACCCTTCCTACAGAAGCGTAACGATAGAGTTAACAGAAAAGCAAATGGGCAAGCTCGATTTAAAATATACAGACAACAACTTGTGCGACACTTCTTTTTATGAGGAGATATCCCAGTGTTTTTTGGAGCCTCTAAACAGCGAAGGCAAAGAAAGAAAGAGAGTACAGGTGGTAAAAAGTTACAAAAGCGGCTATGGCGTTGTTTGCCCTGAGTGCCCGGGCTGGGAGGAGCGACCACTTGCATTAGACCCGAATTGTTTTGGGGAAACTTGGACATGTACCGATTGTGGGAATGTTTTTGATGTTGACTAGACAGAGGATTAAACGGAGGGGAGTTAACTTTAGATGACTTTAAGAAAGCCTTGAAGGATATGGATACAATAGAACTTGTTTCTTTATTTGACGTTCCGCAATTAACAGACAAAGAGCTTGCTTCTTTGTATGAGTCTATACCCAACGCGATAAATATTAATGATTAAAGGAGGAAAAGACATGGCAAAGGAAAAAAAAGACAACGCAGTAAAAAAGGCAATGGAAGTAATCAAAAAAGCAATGATAGATGATAATCCGGGAGAAGCGGGAAGTTATGCCCATAGCTGGCACTGTAACATTGCAATGATGTGCTATGATGCAATGGCAGACGCAGCAAAGAAAACAGGCGCAGAATTTGATTACGTAGCATTTCTTGAAATAGGGAATGATGCAGCCAGCAGATTTATGAAGCTTTGTTTTGACGTGGAAACCAGGCGATAGCGATAACCCTTCCGCTGGCTGTAGGTTAAAGAATCTGCAGCCAGCAAGAAACCCTTGAAAGCGATTAAACGGAGGCGATAATGAGTGATGACAGTGTGGACATTGCAGGATTAAAAGCCGATCACTTTGCAATGATGTTAGAAGGGCTTGACTATATGCATCATGAATTAGGATATGGGCTTGGAAGTGAGAGCCATTATACGCAAAACGAAAACACGTATAATGAGGCTCTGTCTTGGCTACAGGGAATAATTAACAATATGAAAAGGACTTGATATGAAAGACAAAAGAATCAAACAATTTATTGCGTTTTTAGACACATTGCCGGACATTGATGAATATAGGTATAAAGAAGATGGAAAGTACCTCATTACTAATGAATGGCTTTGCGGCACGTTTGCTGGGCGTGGCTTTGTTGGAGATACACCCAAAGACGCCGCTATGCAGCTCATGGATTACTTTGACGAACATTTAAATCACAAAAGCTGGGTTGGTGGTGGTGTTACAGAAAGCGGATGGCCTGATTTGGATAAAGTTAAAAGCTACATAGACACTTTTGATAGATACAATAAATAACCCTTGACAAAGCCATTAAAGGTTGCAATAGAGAATACACAGCGTTGGGGAGCGCTTTTTAATGAAAATAAGAACATCTAAAATAAAAATAAAGCCTTATCAGAGGTGGGGAGCTATCCCCAAAAAGAGTTGTACTCATAGATGTTCGGCTCTCCGCTTCTGATAGGGCTTTTTTTGTTTATGGAGGTAGCTAATGCCAAAAAGAAAAGCATTGTCTAAAAAGTTAAGATTTGAGGTTTTCAAAAGGGATGGTTTTAAATGTGTATATTGCGGACGCTCCGCTCCGGAGGTTATTCTGCATATTGACCACGTAAAACCAGTTGCCAAGGGAGGTAAAAACACTCTTGTAAACCTTGTGTGCTCTTGTTTTGATTGCAATATAGGGAAAGGCGCAAGAGAACTGAGCGACGATTCTTTAATTTCTAAACAAAAAAAACAAGCAGATAAAATAAAAGCCCGCCAAGAGCAACTGGAAATGATGGTGAAGTGGTATGATTCTCTTGAAAAAATTCAAACAACTGAAATGGAAGTGCTTGTAAAAAAATGGCATCAGTACGTAAAAAAACAATATAGGCTGAGTCAAGAAGGTCAAAGGGATATGAAAAAACACCTTAAAAAGTATGGTTTCCAAGAGGTTTTAAATGCTATGGCTACAGCTACTGAGCAATATTTAAAATATAACGAAAAGGAAGAGATTGAACAAAAGTCGGTTAATTTAGCTTTTAAAAAAATAAGCGGGATTTGTAGGATTAGAGCATTCGATGGTAAAGACAAGGAAATATATAAAAAAGTTTATTACATAAGAGGAATACTCAAAAACAGGGTTTCCATGTCCGCTCTCGGCTGTAAACAATGCATTGGTTTTATAATAGAAAGCCATAAAACAAACAAAATTCCGTTAGAGAAAATACAATCGATAGCAACGAGATGTAATAGCTATTATGATTTTCAAACAGAGATTGATAATCTTGCGGAAGGGATCAACAATGGCTAAAAACAGACCCGTTAATAGCGATTTTTGGATAGACGAATTTATCGAATCTTTGACAGTAAAGGAAAGATATTTGTTTCTTTACCTTTTAACGAATCCTGATTGTCATATTTCAGGAATATATAAAACTACAGTTAAAAGAATGGCGACTGATACTGACTTAACTAAAAAAGAAGTTGAAAAAGCTTTGTCCCGGTTTTCTGCTAAGGATAAAGTTTATTTTAAAGAAGGGTATATTGTAATAGTAAATTTTCTTAAATACCAAAAACCGAATACTTTGATGATAAAGGGGATCGAAAAGGCTTTGAAAGCCTTACCTAACCCTTTGAAAGGCTTTATCGGTTCTAAGGAATCTAAAATTTTCTTAAATATTCAGCGTACTTCTAAAGCCTTTGAAAGCCTATTGAAAGCCTTTGAAAGGATAAATAAGAATATAGATATAGATAAGAATGAAAATAATAATGAAGATGAAGATGAAGATGCTGAAGTTTCCGAAATACCGGATTTCTATTTACGACTTGCTGACCGATTTTATCAAAAGAAAAAAACCCAAACGAATGTTAAAATTGGATACCATCAAGAAAAATGGGCAAAGGTTTTGCATCAGCTTGAATATATAGACAAGTACACACAGGACATAATCACAAAGGTTTTGGAGTTTGCCTTAAATGATGACTTCTGGATTACAAATCTGATTTCACTGGCTGGCATAAGGAAAAAGAGCAAAAACGAATTATCAAAGTTTGCAAACATACTGGCTAAATGTGAACAAAGAAATAATGGCAAAAAACAATACGAAAATTATGAATCAGAAGCCTACAAGGTGATATAATGACAATACTCCCCCCTCAAAATTTAGAAATGGAAGAGAGCTTGATAGCCTCTTGTTTCTTAGAGAAGTCTTTGGTCAGTGAAATTTGCGGCATACTAAACCATACGGATTTTTACCAAACTTCACACCAGTTAATTTTCAAGGAGATTGAGATAGCCAATCAGGCAGGTTCAGAATTTGATCTTGCAACTGTGGTCAGTTCCCTAAGAGAAAAAAAGCTTTTAACGAAATGCGGTGGAGCCTCTAAAATAAGCTGTATGTTTGATACCGTACCACGAGCCTCTGCCCCAAAGAAATATGCCTTAAAAGTAAAAGAGTTGAGTATAAGAAGGCAGTTAATTGACAGGGTGCAGGGCATTAACCGGGATGCTTACGGGTTTGAAGTTCCCACTGAGCTTCTTTTAAGCAATGCAAAAAAGGCAATAGCGGATTTGGTTTTAACTGGCACGGCTTCTGAAATAGTGGAGTTTGCTGATTATCAAATGGAATGCACAAGCCGATATGAAAAGCTTCAGAAATACCAGGGCATGACGGGAGTAACAACGGGATATTACAAGATAGATGAGCTTACTTGCGGGTTCACACCGGGAGATTTAATCATTTTAGCAGCCCGCCCGTCCATGGGAAAAACTGCGTTTGCTGTAAACATGATGACAAAACAATGTCGGGAGGATATCCCGGTCGGTTTTTTGTCTCTGGAAATGACCAGGTTGAAAATTCATAATCGAATTAATGCGGCTGGTGCTAAAATAGACAGCCTTAAATTCAGAAGCGGGGGGTTCACCTCTCAAGAGTTTAAAAGCTTATCGGATTTTATGCCAGCTAATTCATATTGGCAATTACACATTGATGACAGCACGGGGATAAATCAAAACCAGATCCGATCAAAGATTCAGTTTTTCGTGCAGGAAAAGGGCGCGCAAATTGTCTATATTGATTATTTGCAACTCATAAAATCAGCCGCTACATACAAAAGAAAAGACCTTGAAATAGGGGATATTGTTCAGGACATAAAAGCCATGGCAAAGGATTTCAATATTCCGATTGTGCTGTTATCTCAACTGAACAGAAATCTTGAATCCAGAGAGAACAAAAGACCAAGACTTTCTGATTTGCGTGAATCCGGCGCTATAGAGCAAGAGGCGGATATTGTTATTTTTTTGTATCGACGCAGTATGTATACAGATTTTGAGTATTTCATGTTTAGAGGACAGCCGTACGCTCTTACACTGGAATCTCTGAAGTCTAAAAAAACAGACCCGGCTGTAAAAAAAGCATACTGGATGGATGCGGAGGCGATTTTTGCAAAGCACAGGGACGGGAGCCTGGGGACGGTTAAGTTGGGCTTTGAGCGTGAATTTACACAATTCCATAACATATCGGGGGAGCGCAATGAAGCGGGTGAATAAACTTAGAATAGCCAATATTATTTATATGATTGGAAAGCAGTTTGGAATGAAGAGCGCAGGATTAAACAGGTGGGTACTGAAGGTAAGGAAAATATGAAAACGAAACGGAGCTAAAATGAGTGATGAAATCAAAATTGGCAGTGAGTGGTGGAAAATGCCATGTGAAAATCCTTTGCTTGTGCAGAGGCTTACCTTAAAAGATATGTGTTGCAGTATTCTTGAAAAAAGCGGGGAGCCTCTGCATTATAAGGAAATAGCAAAGCGATTGGAAGCTGATTATGGCAAAACGTTTGAACATGTGAAGAGTAAAGCGACAACCATAACAGGGGCTTTATGGCAAGAACAAAAGATTATAGGCAATGGGCGTGGATATTACTTTCTGAAAGAATGGGAGGAGGGCAAATGAACTGGTTAAAAAGAAAGTATAAGGCAGTTATGAAAAATGAGGTTTTGTTTAATTTCATAGCCTCTTCTGTTTGCTTTGCAGCGATGGTCGGAGTTTGTGCAGATTCTTTAAAAGCTTTTTTCCTATGCTGTTCAGGTCTTTATTTGTTTATGTGGTTTATTGCTTTGTGTATCCAAATTTTTACAAAAAACCTGCCATTAATTATGATAAATCAGAACACGGGAGGTGATGACAATGCAGATTGAAGATATTAAAGAGGGCGTTAAGGTGAGGCAGAAAAAAAACCCTTGCACAAAAGGAGTGATTACGGATTATGATGAGATGTTTAACCATGTGTCTTTTAGGGCTGGGGTCGATTATGGGCAGCTGAGTTCGGCTTTTCTTGAAGAATGGGAACTGGACACTGCCGTTCCGATAACAGCCGAATCCCTGATTAATGCGGGGTTTCAGGAACAAACGGAGGCTATGAACTCTGGGGAAACAGTAGCGTATTATCTTTTTCCTTTGCCGTGTGCAATAAAGGAGTTTCAGAAAGCTTTGATTTTTCATTTAGACATGAAAGAATGTGATTTAATAGAAAGAAGGCGAGAAGACAGCCGGCTAACAGAGCTTATAGGTATAGAAGCCAAAAAAGAAACCATGACGGAATTGCTTGATTTAATAAGGGCTTTGGGAGGGCAAATAGAATGAAAAACGGAGACTTGGTAGAGTTTGACAAGGCACGAAAGGAATGTAGTTTTTATGAGAGCGGGCTTTGTGATTACCCAGACATAGAAAGTGCTTGCGCTGTCCAGCAATGCCCTGTGATTAGGCTGGTAACAATATCAGAAATTGAAAGGCATAATGCAGAGTTGTATGAACAGCTTAAAAAAAACATGGAAAAGATGAAAAGCCAAAAAGTGCATGAACAGAGGGACGAACTCAATACATTCCCAGCAAATTATAGCGAGTTTTTTAAATCATGGGTTTTGTGGTGTGGGAACGAATCAATCGCAACAGAATCCTGGACAATAGAGCTTATGCCAGATGGCAGGGTAACTATCAACAGCGATGAAGCATTGATGATACAGGTAAAAGAGGATAATGCCCTTGTAGTCTTTGCTGTGTCCAGAGGCGGGGAGGTGAAGTATGAATAAACCGGAAAAAATAAAAATAGGGCTTTTCCAGGTAACTCTCCTAGAAGATGGCAAATTGAAAGTATGGGCAGAAGATGCCCTTGTAATCCATCCAAAAACAGACAATCACATAGAAATAAATACCGAAAATGTGAGAATGGATGTGAACGATAGCAATGTATGGGGCGGAAAGCTACCCAGCACAAAGCCATGGCTGCTATATTCGTTTTTTAATAGGTAGGCAGGGGCGGGAAGATAGAGCGGCAGGGCATGGACGCTGGGCGGTTTAAATCAGAAATAAAGGAGGGCTAAATGATGTGTGGAGGAGGATCTTATAGTGTCGCATACGACGACATAGAAACGGAAACCCAGCTTTGGAAAACTTCAACGGATGGTAAACACGTAGCTTTTTATGCTGATAATTCAGACTGTGAAGGGGCAACGGAATGGTGCCGAGCCCACTGCTACATGAAAACAAAACCGGTTATAACCCAGTATGACCCCAATTTTATGTCACTTGATTATAACGCAAAATATTTCTATTGCGTTGGGGCAGTTCAAAGGAAAGCATTTGCAAAAGATTTTTTAGAAGCAAAGTACATAACCTTTTTTGCGTCTGGCACGATGTCGCAAATGGTCTCAAGCAATGGGGAGACTTTACGTACCATCATAAGAGAAATAGCTGATGGACACCAAAATAAAGTCATACGCTTTTTTGTCAGGCGACCAATCAGATTTGAAAAGGTGGATAATGTTGGCATCCTTAGCGAACATAGCAACCGCCTTGAAACAAAGGTGCCTTTCCCCCAAAATGCTGTCATTGTTTTTTCGGTCGATATGTTCACGCATCTAAGCTATGTTCATTGGGCTTTAAAATCAAAGGAGGTTTCAATGATTTCGATAGTGGATCATCCTGATAATATTAAGCAGATAGCATATTTAAAAACCCAAGTGAAAAATGTGTTAACTTGCGAGGATTGTAAAGAAAACGGGTATCTTTGTTTCAAGCAGGAACAAAAAACATTATTGATAATGAAATATATAACAGACGAGGCGATGGGAATACGCGGTTTAAATTAGAAAGGAGCGGAGGATGAGCAGAGACGAAGCAACAAAACAGACTATATCTATTTCGGAGTGGAGAAAGGGCGTTACACGACATACACGGCAACCCGCTTTTCCTGTAGTTTGTGATGCACAGCAAAGACAAATAGAGAAAACAAAAGGGGCGCCAAGCGGAATATCAAGCGCAGGTGTAATTGAGCTTATTAAGTCATGGCGGGAAGGGATAGAATATTATGAGTCTTTTCCTGATAAGTTAGGCGAAGGCGCAGCCGCAATATACAGCATATGTATTTACAATCTTTGGGAGAAAATGGGGTGCAGTGATGAAAAAGCTTAACAAAGGACAGCAAAAAGTAATCTTGCTTGGGTACGCAGCCGAACTTAAAAAGACGCTGGACAGATTTTTTGAAACTGATAACTTTGACGTTACTGTTTTTTATGGCAGCTTTTCGGCATTAGTGAAGATTTACCGGAAAAAAAGATATGGAAGTGGAGCAAGGGTTTTCCCTTTTAAAGCTGTAAAAAAGAGAAGCAGCGGCGCAATATGGCTAAGAAAGCCGTTAGTTGATAAAGAGTGGTTCAGTCCGGCGGCTTTTGATTCTATAGGCTTTGTGGAGAGGCTATGCAAACACGAAGGGAGCGGAGGATGAGAGGTAAAAGAATTACAGTAATTCATGGCGGGTGGGAATGTACCACAGAAGAGCCACCAGAAGTGGCGGTTAAATTACTTGCTGAAACAATACTGCGGGATGCAACGTTAGAGGCCGCAAGTGGGGTATATAAAGTAGGCGATAAAGAATATAGCGTAGAGCCTCAATATATCTTGAGAATCAAGTTTGACATTGAGGAGGTGAAGTAATGAGTAAACCAATCTATGAACCGGCTGGCAGGGCAGCGGAGTTCTCAAAATTTGCGCTGAATTTATTCAATGGCTGTTCGCATGGCTGTGAATATTGTTTTAATAAAATCGGAGTTGCAAAAAATCTTTTAGGCAAAGATGACGTTACGCCAAAAAAGGTTTTGGTTTTTGATCTTGATATAGAAAAAGAACCAGGGAACAATTGATCGGGGGGGGATAAATGACTGAACGTGAATATTTAACAATCTTCAGCAAGCCTCTTAAGCAGGAATTTTGGTATCATAAAATTGGTGATACTTTCCCGGATTTTTCTGACAAAAAAGAAGGTGATGCAGAGGGTGAAAAGACAGAAGAAAAAGGAAAGAAGCGATTCACAAAAAAACTGCCTTTTGATTATTTACTGGAAAATGAAAAAGGGGCAATTAAAGGCGAGGCGAAACGAATTGTAAAGGAAAGCCTGAATCCCAAATATGTATTTAAAAAACACCAGTTAGATGCGTTCCGGGATATTCATAACGTAAAAGTTAAGGCTGGGCGTGGTATGTTTGACTCGTCTCATTTGATATGGCTTCTTTTTATGGATAAACCATTAACAAAACTTAAAAAAGGCTCTCTTTCAGAGTACGCAAAAGAGAATAATCTAATATGGCGGATCCGGAAAGCAGATAAGATTATCTTCGCTATTGAGCTTTATTATCAGCCGGAATACGCTGTCAAAACCACGAAAATTATGAAGTTTATTGAATCAGGTTTTTACCGTATTTATTCGTATCATGGCGGCAACAAGGGTTTTCGATTAAGAGAGGATATTAGCAGTATAAAGGAGTAATGCCCCCACAATTAAGGGGGGCGGGGAGGGTTGAGGGTTAATTGATAAATTTAGCGACAAGCTGGCTTTGTAGCTCTGCTATGTCCGCTTCGTGTTGTCCCTTGCTTTCTGTTAGCAGACTTCTTGCTGCTCCCGGTGGGATAAAGTCGGGAAAGATGAAATCTTTTTGCCTTTGCAAGTCGAAGTTACCAAGGCTGAGATAATAGTTTGCCGTGTCCAAATCCTTCCTTTTTTTCTGAATTTCCTTGAGCAAATTGCTGATTTCAGTCGCTCTTTTTTCTGCCTCTTCATACTTCATAGTTATTTCTCCTTTAATATTTTTTCAAGTTCTGGTAGCTGTTTGAGATCTTCGGCTTTGACTTCGCCTGTTTTGAGTGCCTTAATCAGTGAATCAAGCATTAGGGCGGCTCGTGCTTTGTGAAATTGTTTTTGCTTTATTCCAAAGTCGCTCATGACCCTTTCCTCCCTTTGTTCTTCAACCATTGATTCAAAATCCACCGTATTTGGTCCGGCAGCTTCCGCCCTGCTTTCTTCCCCTCTTTTCCGATGTCTTTTAGTAATTTCTTGTCAAGCCTGATGTTATACATTTTTTTCAGTTCCTGAGCCATTTTTTATACTCTCCTTATGTTTATTGTTTTTTTCCTCCTCCTGCTCTAATACCTCCTTCAAAGAAGGTAGCTTTGCGTTGTCGGGGGGTTTTCTGTTTCCGTCTATCATGGCTTTCCAGATTGCCATTTGTAATTTTTGGCCTTTCCCTACAATATCCACCAGCATTGTCTTTCCTCCTTTATTGGTTTTTCTTTGGTTTGTTTAATATCCGCCTTAAGTCTTCACACTTCTTAGTATCAAGGTCGAGCAATTCAACTGCTCCCAGCTGTAATTCTTCGACAAGGGTGCGTAAAGCGGTGTTAGCTACTCTTTTGCTTATTGTGTCTTTGGTGCCGGGTTTACTCATGGTTTTAGCTCCTTTGCCCTCTTTATAGCTTTTCTAATTATTCCTGTGATTTCTTCCTTTAATTCCTGCACTTTCGCGTCTGCCGCCGCTGCTTTCGTTTCTGCCTCCTCTCTTTCTGCCCTTGCTTTTTCAAGCTCCTTTAATTTGCCTTTGGTGGCTTTGTCTAATTCTTTCGTCATTCTTGTCAGTTTTTTCTTCATGTCGTTTTTCATGTCGTTTGCTCCTTTGTGTTATGTTCGTTTGGTTATGCGCATAAGGGATGAGTCCCGCTATATGTCCCGCCCTTGTGTTTGTGAAGCCATGCAAGCCTTTTTTCGTTGTTGCAAAACAGATAAGAGCCTCTCAACACCGGTGCGTCGTCTCTGTCTGTTCTTACTTGCAGCCTAAAAGTCCCCCCGTAGCCGGTTTTGCGCGGGGATTTTTCTATTGCTCCTCGTGTTTCTCTGACTGTTTCGCTGCTCGCCCTTTGACATAGGGCAGTTTTTCCGGTGTCACTTACCTTTACCACGATTACAAAATCATAATTTGTTGCATCGTAGCCCCACACCGCATAAAAAATATCGCCTGCTTTTACTTTTCCGGCTTCTGCCCTCTTTGCTTGCTCTTTTTTTATAGCTTTTATCATTTTCAAGACGTTTCTTTTGCCTAATCCGCTCAAGCCGCTGTCGATGCCGTCTTGATATCCCTCTAACATTTCCGTCAGTTTTTCGTCTGTTGATTCTTCTAACCATTCGTTAATTATTTTGGTCGCCTCTGCCGGGGTGTTCATCGGTTTCATATCAAATACTCCTTTCTTAGTTTGGCTTCCTCTACTATCTTCTGGTTTTTGAAATATGTTATCTGGGCTCTCGCAAGAGCAATTTTTTCCTGCAGGCCTTCTATTTCCTCCTCTTTGCTTTTGATGGCTTGATTGAAAAATCTGATTGTTTGCTTCACTGTTGCCTGTGTTTTCGTCAGTTCGTTCTTCATGTCAATTTCCTTTCGTTCAGTGTTTAAAGTTGTTGTTAATCTTGGAAAGCAATATACATGGGCTGTCATCTTTTGTCAAGAAAAAAATTACAAAAGATTACAAATGATGGTGAAATAGAACCCAATGCCCTGTTTTTGCTACAATAAAAAAATGAAAATAATTGTGGGGGTGATTATGCGGAAATCTTGCTTTATCATTAATAATCAGATCCATTCAGCATTTTTGGGAGGAGATAATGACAGAAAATGCAAAGAAATCAAGAATGTATAAAGCAGATCCAAAAGCCGGATATTTTATCCTTGACTTTGCAGGTTTTTGATTATATGTATTGTCTTGTTACTCACTTTTTTCGGTCCGGTTCGTGTTCATTGTTCATTCGTTGTTCTGATCTCAGAAGCCCCTTGAGAATATTCTTAGCCGATTTAAGGCTAAAATAATATAGATCAGGGGGTTTTCTGTTTCTGCTTCTTGCTTTTATAATATAGTTTGACTTTTCTTTCTAAATATGCTATTAAACAAAACAGTCTGAAGATGTTTGTTTTATCAGAAGTTTTGCTGTTTCTGATAATCACTGTTGTGTGTTAATCTTTGAAGTCAGAAATGGGCTTTCATTTTTGCAACCTCTCAAAAAAACCCTCCATCATGCCAGTAAGTATCTAAAATCCTTCAACATCCCGTAACCCCCCTTTATGATTATTTATCTCTTGACATTCCCGTTTTCATAGGTTATTTAGCTCGATATTCGGCTTCTGTGTTTTGCCATAAATAAGAAGCTCCTTTGATGTTAGCCTGCCCTGGACAATTACCAGTACGCCGGGGCAGGTGAAATAATTTGAGATTGAGGGGAGAAGATGACAACGGAAGAGGAAAAAACCTTAATAAAGTTATTCGGGAAGCCGGAAACCGAAAAAGAGCGGCGAAAGACACGACGACCCACCACACAAGAGCTAACGAGATTAGCCGAAGCTGTCCGTAAGGGAGCAATATAAATGAAAACAGCATATTTTCCTGAAGAATTAGGAATAGACAAAAGAATATCGCAACAAAAACAAACGCTTGACCTTTCAAAGAAGATTCAGGCAGCTGAAATAAACGGAGAGGATAAGGTTAAAACCCGCAATTGGATAGAAGAGCCAGACGTAATCAGTGAAAGCACATGGGCTGAAATGCCGGTGATTAACTTTGCTGCTTGGTTGTGGGGACGTGATCTTTGGGAAATGCCAGACGCCTCTTTATAGTGGCGCAAAGTGGATAAAAGTGGATAAAAGGAAATGATGATATTATGAGCGCAGGAAAGACAGAAAGAAAACTTTCCACTAAACAACAAAGATTTGTTGACTTCTTCAACGGAAACGCAACAGAAGCGGCAAGATTAGCAGGATATTCAGGCAGTGAAACGGTGCTGGGCGTAGTAGGAGTTAAAAATATAAGAAATGGTAAGATAGCTGCGGCAATACAGGCAAAAGAGGCTAAATTCAAAAAAGGCAAAATAAAAACCCTTGAAGAAATACAAACATTCTGGACTGATACCATTGATGATACAGAAGAGAATATGCAGAACAGACTAAAAGCAGCCGCAGACCTTACAAAAGCAAAGGGCGGCTTCATAGAAAGAGCGATAGTGGACACAAATATTACAATCAGCCCAATAACTGTAATGAAACCAAATAATGCCGGAACTTGAGAAGATATATAAACCGATCCCGACACTTCAGGCTTTCCATGAGTCAGGCGCGCAAATGAGGGCGATAGTGGGTCCGGTTGGTTCGGGTAAAACAACGGCGGCGGCTTGGGAGCTTTGTTATTATTTGCCATTCTTTTTGCTGGAACAGTACGGAATAAAAAAGACAAGATGGGTAGTGGTAAGGAATACGCTACGGGAGCTTATAGACACCACACAGCGCACAGTTTTCGATTGGTTTGACTGGGGAACATACAAGGCACAGCCACAATTCACATATTTATTAAAGTATCCGACTGAGGGCGTGGAGGTTGAATTGCTTTTTAGGTCGTGTGATATTGATAAACATATCAGGCAGTTTAAATCATTGGAGTTGACAGGCTACTGGATAGACGAATCAATAGAAACAAAACAGTCAGTTACAAAGATGCTGAAAAACAGGATCGGGAGATATCCTCGCAAGTGTCCTGTAAGATTCGGCATTGAGACCACGAACCCTCCGGAGATTGAGCATCCGTTATACTGGCAATTTGACTGGCAGTCACCACCTCCCGGACCGGTGCCGAATGGCAAACCTTTGATCAATCATGCTGGGTTCTGGCAGCCGCCGAGAGAGAACGAGATAAACTTAAGACCCGGATATTATGATGATCTTGTCAATGATTATGCTGACGATCCTGACTGGGTAGCGATGTATGTTGACGGGAAGCCGGGAGTTTTGGCAGTAGGCAAACAGATATATAATAATTTTCAGCGGGTTAGGCATGTGGCTAAAGAGCCTCTGAAGTGGTCTGGCTCGGAGTTATACAGAGGATGGGATAATACAGGAAACAGCCCGGCGGCGGTTGTAGCGCAGTTTCCTACAGCTTTACAGTGCCATATCTTGAAAGAATTCTTTGCAGAGCGTGAATCCATTGTTGATTTTACGAACCGAGTAGTAGCGGAATGCAATCTAAAATTCCCAAATGCTGAATATACTGATTATGCAGACCCTGCAGGAAATGCGGAGTTTTCCAAAAAAGAGGGCGGCTTTACTTCAAATGCTCGGTTAATGCGGGAAGAGTGCGGAGTTTCAGTACTTCCTTCAGAACAAAACTTTGCAAGCCGTATCAATGCAGTTGACGGGGCACTGGCAAAGTATGATGGGTTGTTGCTTGATCCCAGCTGCACCCGGTTGCAGAATGGCTTCTTGGGCGGTTATCATTATCCCGAAATTGGGAATACCGGCACTTTTTCGGAAGCACCAAAGAAAAACAAATATTCACATGTCCATGACTCTTTGCAATACTTATTGGTTAAGGTGTTGAGAACAAAGGCGAAACCATCGAACATGACAAAAAACAAAATACACAAGATCAATAAACAATCCATTATGCCGTCAATGAGAAAAAGGCTTTAATGCTAAAGAAATCACCGATAAAACAAGAATTTGATGATGCTTACGATGCCGCATATTCTCATTGGTCTGATTTTTTCAATGAAGCAGAGATAGACCTTGAGCAATACTGCGGAAAGCAGTTTGATGCTGCTGACAAAGCTTTTCTTGCTTCTAAGAACAGGCAATCATATGAATTAAACAAGATACGCCGGATTATTGATATGATATCCGGTTATCAGCGGAAAAACAGACTATCATTGACATATGAACCACAGGAAAAGTCAGACGATGAGCTTGCATCCCTTTTTTCTGATATGTTGATGTTTATAATGATGAATAGCAAGATATACGGCACGATGTCAGACGCTTTTGAATTGGGTGCGCTGGTAACTGGTGTAAACTTTGTTGAGTTATTCATGGATTATGGTGCAGACCTTATCAGCGGCGATATACGGGCTAAGAGATTGCCATATAACAGTGTTTTACTTGATCCCAGGCTGCAGGAAAGGGATTTGTCTGACTGTTCTTATTATATGAGGCGTGAGATATTCGCTCCTGATATTGTGAGTCGGCTTTTACCATCGGGCATAATATCGAAACAGAAGATAAACAACCTTGCTAAAAAGGCATATTCAGACAAGAAATTCCCAAGCTTAGATGTTAATAGCTTTAATCCCGACCCCGGTGCAATCTCATATGATCAGTACTGGAAGCGGAAAGAGTTAAAACAAAAGATACTGATAGACACTGGCACTGGTGACATGAGGGCATACACGGGGACTAAAAAGAATTTAGAGGAGATTCAAAGGCGGGTTGTTGCGGCTGGTCATCCTGAATTTTATGTATTGGAAATGACGAAGCAAACAGTAGAGAGGAATATCTTTTTAAATGGGGAGTTTATCCATAAAGAAACCGCTCCGAATGGTCTTGATGAATTTCCGATAGTTCCGGTTATGGGGTTGTTTGTGCCTGATTATAAAGATGATTCAAGATATAGATTGCAGGGAGTTGTCAGGGGTTTAAGAGACCCACAATCTGAGGTAAATCGCAGACGGTCACAAATGACTGATATAGTAGAGAGTCAGATAAACTCCGGCTGGATAGCAGTTGACGGGGGCGTGAATAATACAGACGACTTGAACAAAACGGGGCAGGGCGTGTCTATCTTTGTGAAAGAGGGTAGCGTCATTGGGGATGTTTTGAGGAAAATAGATCCTGCTAATATACCGGCTTCCATGTTTCAGATGGTATCAGAGGCAAATGATGATATGCAGGAAATAGCGGGAGTTAGTAAAGAATTGCTGGGAGAAGAGACAAAGGATATCCCGGTGGCTGTCACGAAGCTGAGACAGGGTGCGGCTTTAACCATGAAGCAAGGGCTTTTTGATCATTATAGAGATTCTAAAAAAAGTTTAGGGTACAAGATTCTGAAGATGATCAAGGGCAACTACACACCGGAAAAGTTCCAGACAGTTTTAAATAGGGAGATACAGCAAGAAGATATTGAAGGGCTTCAGGTTAAGGACGTGGTGCCGTCTGAGGGGATTTTAACTGATACTCAACAGCAAATGAACTTCGCTCAACTAATGCAATTAAAAGAAATGGGCATGCCGATCCCGGATGAGCTTTTGATTGATTCTTCTTCTTTGGCAAAGAAAAAGGAATTGAAGGAAGCTTTATCAAAGGCAGCGCAGGAACAGTCGAAGCAATCCCAACATGCGCAACAGTTACAGCAATTACAGTTGCAATTATTACAGACACAGCTTGCGGAAAATCAGGCAGATGCACAGGAAAGAAAAGCGAATGCGAGGCGTGATGATTCAACTGCGAGGCTCAATAATGTTAAGACAATGGAGGGGATACAGGATTTGCGGGTAAGCAGAGGTTCAACACAATTAAATGATTTAATGGGAGCAATAAAGATACTGAATGATATTAACGTAAGCCAACAGGCCTCAACAAATGTTCAGAAGGTTTAAATGTTTTATAAAATGCAGAGTTAAACAGTGGATGTTTAAAATGAATTTCAACAAAGAGCAAAGGAAATCAAATGGACCCAAAGGAAACAACGGGCGTAAATGAATTGGCTCCGGGTGCCGCCGACCCAGGGCAGGAAGCGATAAACACTGAAGAGCAACAGCCTTCAGAAACAGGAAAAACAGAGGTTCAGGAAACGACTGTCCCTTTGGAGGCGCTACAGAGCGTAAGAACGGAAATGCAAGCCGCTAAAGATCAAAATGTGAGCTTGCAACAGCAAATTGCTTTATATCAGGCACGGTTGGAAGGCCAGACAGCCAAACAGCCGGAGCCGGGAGTAGCAGTTGCGGATGTAGGCGCAGATGATGATATTGTTACAGTAGGGCAGTTAAGGCAAATCTTACAGCAAAACCAAGGTACAGGCGAATTACAGGCAATCAAACAGAAATTAGATTTATTAGGGCAGTCGGTTCAGAACCCAGAGATGATACAGGATGTAAAGACCAAACTGCCAGGAATCATACAAAACAACCCAGCTTTAGCGCAGATGATACAGACCGCTCCGAATCCATTACAGGCGGCATATGAATTGACAAAGCTTTCAGCGACACCAGCGCAGCCAAAAACGGATATTATGAGTTCTCTTAATAAGATTATCCAGAATGCTCAAAAGCCAAAATCAACGGCAACGGCTGGCACTGGCGGCAATCAGTTGGAGCTTGATATTGCCAATATGTCTGACGAAGATTTCAGAGCGCACGTAGCAAAAGTTAAGGCGGGGGGTTAGGAGGTAAATTGAATACTATAGAGAATCTTCCTTATCCAATAAATGTTTATTACATAAGGACGTTTTTAATGAGAGCCAGGCCAGCGTTGGTTCATCTGAGATATGCGCAGAATACACCGGTTCCGAAAAAGGAAGGTGAAACTGTAAAATGGAGAAAATATCTGCCATTGTCACTTGTGGATGCTCCTCTTTCAAAAACCGGGGATGTTCCAGAGCCGATCAGCATATCAGTCAGAGATATTACCACGGTTTTAAACCCGTGGGGAGCGTGGACTCCGACTGCAGATTGGGTTGACTTAACCCAGCATGACAGGGAAATGACGGAAATTGTTGAGTTACTTGGTGAACAGGCGGCGGAAACTCTTGATCGGAATGCTAAATTAGTTCTGGCTTCGGGAGCGAATATTCATGAGGCTGCGGCTGGCGTGAACGGAAACACACCGACTGAAATAACGGCAACCGATATAAAGTATGCAGAATTGCAGTTGATGCTGCGGAATGCTAAAACAATTTCAGAGATAGTGTCTGCTTCAACTGGAGTGGGGACAACTCCTGTGAGAGCGGCGTATTTTGCAATAATCAATACTGAGTTAAGGGACGATCTTGAAGCTTGCGCAGGTTTTCTGCCTGTAAGTAAGTATCCCAATACTGGGGCAATTGTTGAAAATGAATGGGGTACAGTTGGAAATGTCCGGTTTATTATGACAACTGTGGGGTATAAAGACACTTCAGTATCGCCGAATGTTTATTTTATTCCGATTATGGCTGCTAACGCATATGGGACAGTTGATATCGGCGGCGTGAATATGATCATGAAGAGCGCACAGCAAGCGGGCGGACCATTGAATCAGTTCTCAACGGCTGGTTGGAAATTAAATGCCTGGGGTGCTCGTATTCTACAGGAAAAGTTTCTGGAAATTTTGAAAGTTACAAAAGCATAGGGAGGTAAAAGATGGCGATTGCATTAGCAAATAAAAAGCAGGGGGTTTTTACCTCAGACGGCAATGCAAAAAGTCTGAACATCGGCTTTTTGCCGGATGTTATAAAAGTGGAGAACATGAATGCGGCTGGGGGTGAGGTGTATCAGGCTGTTTTCAATAAGGCATATGGCGGTGACGAACTTCAGTACACTCTTACACCCACGGTGTCATACGCAAGCTCCGGGCAGGTTATCGCATTACTGGAAAGCACATCTGTCAGTACGGTAACGGTTGACGGCATTGAGGATAAAACGCTTGGGGGTACAAAGGGCTTTCTGATAGCTGCTGGCTTTATGGATGCAGCGGACACGATTGTATGGGAAGCCGGCCTTTATAATGCGGACTATATGGACGAAACATAGAAAAACAATGGGGGATAGTTTGACGGCTGTCCCCTTCAGAAGAGGAGGCAATTTTGGACCCGAATATTTTACATAATAAAATCATAGCAAGTGATCCTGCCCTGAAATTGGCAGAGGAAAAAACCCGATTCAAGGCTGCTATGGCAAAAAGAACAGCAGACCTGGACAAAGAAGGGTTGCAGTGGTTCGAGTTTCATAATGTTGATGATCCTGGGGATGCTGTGACAATCAATTATCTTGGTAGAAACTTTCACCTCGTTCCAGGCAAGCCGATACAGGTGCCGCCTTCAGTGGCAGCGCAGGTTAGTTCGATCAGGGTGCCTGAAGTGAAGCATAAAAAAACAGCACATGGGCAGCTTGAAATGGACGTGGAAAGCCAGACCATGAGGCCGAGGTATGTATTATCACCGACCACGGCCGGGGCATCACCACAGGAAACTTCAATAGCGGAAACGAAGGCTAATGCGATGCGGTTAACATCATTCCAAAACCAGTTTCCGGAGGCTGCATTGAAGCTGAAGGCAGCGGGTTATAAAGGACTGACAAGTGAAACGTATGAAGCTTTGAAAATTCAGAATGCGGACCCGTTGAATCAGGGGCAGTAAATAAATGTGGACATTGACCAGTATTATAAGCGCAGTCAGAGGACTCTCCGGGCAGGAATCAGTGACGGGCTTTTCTGACGAAGCAATGACAGCGATCATAAATGAATTTTATGTTAATATGTTGCCGAATGCGGTATATTCTCAAAAGTTTGACGGGTTTTATGATATTGCGACTGTTATTGCCACGACTGATTATGCTATGCCGTCAGGTATGATGCTGAAAGATCCGGCATGGTATTTCAATAATGGAGTGGAATATCAAATCAGGGTATTTTCTGACCCTAAGCTGTTCTTTTCTGCATATCCTATTGAGAATAGCACACCGGGGGAGCCGGGGGCGGTTATGATCCATGGGGGCATAATCTCTGTAAGGCCAGAACCGGATGCAATATATACCCTCAAGTTTACGGCAAAGGTTAAACCAGCGGAACTTGTGGACGGGACTGACACCTTGCTTGATGATGCCTGGGGAAGGTATGTAGCGTATGGAGCGGCGATATTGATACTGGAAGCGGCTGGGGATTTTCAGGAATCAAACCGGTTATCAAAGGTAGCCATAATATTAAAAAGTAATATAAACAGCAACTACACTATAACACGTCCTGCACAGGATGTTATAAGGAGCTTTTAGCATGGTTTTTTCAGTAGATTGGGATGCAGCTTTTAATGTGTATCCGTCAGAGAATGTAAACAAAAACGAAACAGATGATATTTTCCGGGCTTTAAAGGCAGCGATTCAGGAGCGGATAGATGTTGACCATTATATGGATATGGCTGGAACGCAGACCTATCACGGTGAGCATCGAAAGATTACGTTTCAGGCAGTTATAACAACGCCTACCAATGTAACTGGCAAGGGTTTTGTTTATATCAAAGAAGTGAATGGAAGCCCGGAATTGCACTGGCAAGGGGAGGCTGGGGGTGAGGAGCTTCAGTTAACAGTGGGTGGTAGATCAACAGGGATTGCGGAAAAGCTGGAACTGTCACCGATAGCCACGCCCACACCAGCGGCGGATACTGGTTTTGTATATGCTAAAGATGTGGATTCACAAGCGGAATTGCACTGGTTGAATGAGGGCGGTGATGAAATACAGATTACATCAGGCGATATGATGATCCCCCGTTTTTCGAGGCTGCTGCATGTGGAGGATCAAAAGCCATCAAAGACAGCGGGCGGGGCTTTCAGTGCAAACGGAGTTTTTGACACAAGGGACTTAACAGTTACCCGTACAAACGAGATACCGGGCGCTGTTGTTGATTTAGGTCTAAACCAAATATCTTTACTGCCGGGGACATACTTCGCTGATATTTCCGTGCCGGCTAGCAAAATTTTCTCCCACAGGGCAAGGCTTCACGATGTTACGAACGACACCACCTTAATCTGGGGTTCTTCAGAAGGCGTGGATGACGGGAACACGGGGGATGCCATAAGCAACCGAAGCGTTATAACAAGAAAGTTTATAATTACTTCCGACCCTACAACAATCGAGGTGCAACATGCATGCACGGACTATACAGACCCACCTACTGTTTATGCGTTTGGGAAGGGGCATCCTGCTTCAACAGCGACTTACGATCTTGGCCCCGAAATTTATACAATCGTTAAAATATGGTATTAAAAGGGAGTCTCAAAATGAAGAAGATAGTTTTTTCCGTTGCCCTGCTTTGTTTCTGGGTATGCGCAGTGCGAGTCTATGCGCAAGAATGCCCTGACCCTTTCCTTGTTTCTTCACGAGGCGAATTGGCGGGGAGCCTTGTAAAGATTTATGATGCTAACAACCGCTATGTTGGTTTTGTGACAAGGTATTACACCGAATCAGAATTCCCGGGGGAATGCTTCGTTAGAGGGCAGACGCAATCTGGCAATACATTTACTTTTCTTATGCACAGCGAGATGTTTGGGGAAAGTGATGATTGGCCAATATTTCCATACTTGGATTTCATCGTCTCCTTTCCGATCCGCTTTGAAACGGTGATATCGCAGGACATTAAGGATTATGTTGATATCCATATAGAAGCTGCCATTCGGGTTGCCATTGCTAATTTGGAACTGCCAGAAGAGCCGCCAGAGCCAGAACCCGGGGACGACCTTGTTATAACAGCGGGGGTCCCAAATACCTTGACAGACGTGATTGACAAGGATCAGTTTCTTTACAATGCCGATATCGCAGGCGAATACAGCCAGACAATAGGCAATCTCACGTGGTCTCACGCTGGGCACAGCACACAGACAAGAGGGAACGTTGTTTTAAGGACTGATATTAATACAGGCCTTTTGGATATACCTGACAGGGAGCCGGATAGAGCAATTATCACCACTGCCAATGGGCTGTCTTTTCGTGCAGAGTCTCTAGTCGGACAGCGGATGTTTTCGCAGGGGGCATTAAGAGTCAAGGCGTATGAAGCGAACTTTAGGGATGATGGACTGGATAATTCAACAGTAACTATAGTGTGGCTTAGAGCATCATAGGGTAGTAACATGAAAAGAATAATATTGATTTTGTGTATTCTGCTTTTTGCATTGCCGGTTAAGGGCTTTGCGGGGGTTATTCTCCCGAATCCGTTTTTCGGCGATATGAGTGGTGCGACATATATGGATATGTATATCTTAGACAAATATATCACGAGGCTATCCCGCTCTGCTGTCGGGAATACGGATCAATATTTGCATGATGCCCTTTACAGGGAAGATATCGTTTTCCCGGATAACGTTTTGCCTGGGTTCCGGGTTACATTGATTTTGAATACTTATTTCATGGGTTGTGACGGTGGCTGGTGTTTTGGCACTTTTGATGTTGGATATTCCACCCGCTCTGCCCCTGTGCCGAGCCGTGCAACATGCAGCGATCTGGGCGTTCCATCTTTTCAAACAGCACCAGATGATTATTTTCCGTCCTCGGGCGTGAACAGTGCCGTTCATTATGAGTCCCAAGGGGGGGCAATGCCAGTTCCCAATTCGTATTGGCTTTTCGATGCTTTCTTCAGGACGGAAGCAGGAATATACTTGGCGACAGGGGGCACAGCTACAGCACAGGCGACTTCGATTATAGAAAGAGTGGGGAGTGATTACCGTTGCTTGGACGGCGAAAGCTTGTCTGAAGCCCCACGTTCTTCTCTTTACGAAGATGATCTGCAATATGAATTTTACGAATGGGAAAGAGTGGATGACAACCCTGAAGTGATGGCATTATACAATTTCACAGCTGATGATGTGAGGTTCGAGCCTTTCCGTGCTACCTCTTCTTGCGCTGCACTTACAACCTGTATCGACAACCGGATAAATGAGGTTCTTCTAAACACAGGAGTTACAGAGATCGGCACAATACAAGAATTTTCCAATCTTGAGTGGAGCGAAGCAGCGTGGAGTACAGATGAAACAGGGGCGGAGGTTTTAAGGACTGATATACCTGCAAGCGATCTGTTAGTGCAGGGCAGAGTGCCGGATCGAGCGACAATAACGTCAGCTTGGGGCGTGTCTTTTTTAGCACATGCAATTATTGATAGGCAGCAGCATTTAAGAATTAAGGTATTCGGGGGCAATTTTGGAGATGCAGGGACTCAAAACTCAATCGTAACACTGTCTTGGAACACTGTAGCGGGTAAACAATAGGAAAATAAATGTCATATCAACCTTTCTTAATAGCTGAACATGCGGGACTTTTTAAAGGCCTTACGCCATGGAAGGCTCTTGTAAATGCCGGTTTGATATTCAAAAATACCTATATCAAACATGATGGCACTCTTAAAAAAAGAAGGGGTTACAAGCCATATCTTGATACAGAAGCTGGCTTGCCGATTACAGGTGTGTTTTCACATGTTACGCTGGAAGGTGATGACCTGACACTGGTTACGGATACAGAAAAGCTATATAAATGGGATGCGGGGGATTTGCTTGAGGTGGTAACTGGTTCGCCGCCGGCCATGACAGGAACGAGCTCTGACTTGGTTGTATCGGAAAGCTTGGCGGGTGTAACGTATTACACAAACGGCGTTACCGGTGATATATTACGATATTATGACGGAACAGTAGCGGGCGAGGTTACACAAACGACACTTACAACGCCCACGGCGATAGACATTACTGGTGCAAAATTTATTAAAGTGTTCAAAGAGCGGGTTCTTTTATTTAATTTGTCTGAAGGCGGGGAGAGAATCCCGCAAAGAATCCGCTGGAGTCCTTTGGGCAGTGGTGGCTTGTGGTTTCCTGATTTTTCAGCTCCGCCGCCGCCTGTCACGGAAAGGGAATGGGACCCACTGGCATATCTTGACCTGCCCACAAATGAGATCATATATGGTGTGGATTACTCAACAAATCACATTGTAATATTTACAGCCAACAACACATGGAAATTAGAGGCTTTGGGTACAAGCCCTGACACACCCTTCAGAGTTCAGAAGGTTACATCTGGCATTGGGGCAAGGGGTTATTATTCTACAGTTTCTTACCATGATAACGTTTTCGCCTTTGATAAAGAAGGGATCATCATATATAATGGTCGTTATTCACAGCGATTAGATGCCAAAATTCCGGACTTTTTTGTTTCCTTTAACACTGAACTCATTGGAATTATAAACGGAGTAGCAAGCGAAGAGACCCGGCAAATTGTTTGGCTATATCCGAGCGTGGGTGCGACTGAGAACGATTCAGCACTGACTTATAACTACGAAAAAAACACATGGGCAACCTGGGAGATTGGCGGGATTCACCGGCTGGGACTTTCCACAGCGCAGGACTTCGAAGCCTACAAAGATTTAGTGGGGACGTTTAAAGAGTGGGACGAGCCTTTCAACACAGCATCAAATGACATTGGCTTCCCTATCCTTTTGGGCGGGGGTGTAGCCGGTGAAGTTTTCAAAATGAATACTGAAGCAACGGACGATGGCGTACCGATAGACATTGATGTTTTTTCCGGTCAGTACAATCCTTTTATAAAAGAAGGGTACAGGGCAAGGCTGGGATACATTGATTTCATTCTCAAAACAACGGAGCCGTTAGACATAGGCTTTTATATAGATTTTGAGGACAGCGCATATGCAACGGGGATACTTGATCCGGGGCAGGAAATAAACAGGGTGTATTCCGGTGCGGTGGGAGATTTTCACAGGGTGCGGATCACTGGCAGTGTTTCAAGCTCAGTTGAAATTGAGGGCATGATTTTATATTTCAGAAAAGCAGGCAGGATTAAATAATGGAAGTTCAAACAGACATACTATTACTTAATTTTGCGGGAGCGGTTACCGACCCTAAAGAATTGGTGCGGATCGTGCAGGAAATAGAGGATCGTTTGAAAGAACAGGCAGA